CCGTTTCTGGTGTACCGAGGAACTGCGCATGGAACTGCAGGCAGTTGTCGATCATGTCCTGCATGTTCTGCGCGATCACCATCATGGTGCTATCGCCTTGGCTGCGGTCGATCCGTTTTGCCTCGGCGGTTTCGGCGCTCAACTTCTGGCCGAGCACTGCCGCAAGGCCTAAATCGTTGATTTGCTTCTCCAGCTGCTCCAGCCGCTTGAACTGGTAGTCAAAGCTGCGGCCAGCGGGTTCGATGTACTCAGCGCGGCCTTCTGATGGGAAGGCAATCGCCTCGCCCGGTCCGGCGCTCACCTCTTCGGCGCTGCTGGGGAAGCCGTAGAAGGCCAGCATCGGCACTGCCGAGATGTGAAGCTGGTTATCAAGGTCCGACTGGATCTGATAGGTCTTCAGGTTCAGCTCAGCGATGTCCTGCAGCGGCGGGCGTGATTCCAGCAGCGCTACGCGGTTGCTGTAGGCCACGCTGAATGGGATCCGGTCGAGCGTTGTGGTGCCTTCGTCGTAGATCTTGAAGTCGCCAGTGCTTTCATCACGCCGATGCAGTTGGTATGCACCAGGCGTCAGCACCCGCACCTGCTCCACTTGCTTCTCGCCGTATTCACCATCCGGCTCGGTGAGTGTTTCCTTCAGCCGCAGCTGCGTGATCTGCTGTGCACCGTCGATCATCTCAGTGCGCCATCCAAGGATGTCGCGCGGCGTGTAGCACACCCAATACGGCCGGCCATTGCCATCAGCCGGTGCATCCACCAGTACGCCAACATGGCCGTAGCGGATCATCTTACGGGCGGTTTCATAGACCCAGCAATTGAGATCATCACCCAGAAGGTTGACATCAAACAGCTGCTCGCGGATGGTGTCGCCGGTGTCGTTTAGCCTGACCGGTTTGCGCGTCAACATGCCGGCCAGCATTCGCTCTAGGCGGATGTAATACGGCGGGCAGATTGATCTGGCCAACCTCGAATCATAACTTTCATCAGCCTCTCTCGGCTCTTGAAAGAGATATTTCCTGTGTTTCTTCCGCATTGCAGTGGTGCCGCCGAGTAGATCCTCGATCAGGATCCAATGCGGCTCTTGCGCATACCATGCGGTGATTGGATCCGAGACACCAGCAACCTTGCGTGTAGCTGTTGGCCGGTCGTATGCGCGAAAGCCTGAATACATCTGCTGCACCTCGATGGATGCAGTCTACGTATCCGGTGATATTGGCCAATCCGCTGCGCTAGCCAATACTTCAAAACGGCCGGGCTGGACTTGAACCAGCACTGAGTTCGGATTGTCTCCGCTGCCTCTACCTTGGGCTACCGACCGAGTGACCCCTCTGTTTGAGCTTCCGTGGAGAGGCTTGAGGGGTGTTGTTGATGGCCCAAGCGTGAGACACCTCAAGGATGCACAGGGGCTTGGGCGCTATCGCCTCCGAGGCCTCTACTGGCAGAGAGCAGAGGTGGGTAAGCCCGGAGTGGCCCGATGCCGTAGCAGAGCGGGAACACCACCAGCCTACTGCCACGAAAAAACCCCACCGGCGGCGCCGGCAGGGCCAGGTATCCCTCACGGAGTTGCTCAAGCTCCGCGTGCAGCTTACTCGCCGGCGTAGGTGAGCACGATCTGCTTACGGCCGACCTTGATCTCAAACTCATCGCCAGGTTCAGCACCCATCTGCTGCATGTAGCCTTCGCCGATCTGCAGCTTGCCATTGAACTGCACCTTGGCCTTATACGGCAGCCCACGGCCGCGTTTGGCGGTGCTGCCACCGCCGCTGATGGTGAGGCCCTTGGCGTCAAGCAGTGCCTCATAGAACGCCGTGAAGTTCACCTGTTCAGAGCCATCCGCCTTGGCGGTGACATACCCGCAGCCGCGTGCCATCTGTGATTTGTTGCTGCCTTCCAGTTCTCGGACTTTTGCCAGCAGTTCAGCGCCTTTCAGCATTGTTCAGTTGTAGTTGACTGGTGGAGTTTATAGCTCTTGCCGATCAGTTGCGTGATCGCCGCGCCGGCTGTGTCTTCCACCAGATACTCCGCATCGCACCGCACCGGCTCCTGCGCCTTGAACCGCAGCGTGAAGCTCACTAGGTTGGCGGTCGGAATGCCGAGTGCTGCGGCGATCTGCGGGCCTAGCGTGTCGCTGGTGGGCATGGTCAATACAGACGTACTCCAGTACCGCGTCCTGCTTGCTTGTGCAGCATGGAGAAGTCGCGATGTAGCCAGTAGCCTAGGCAGTCAACGACGTGATCAAACCCGCTGGCCTTGTCGGGCAGCTGCGTCTTCTCATCCCAGCATTGCAACTCCAAGCATTCGATCAGCTTGGTGCAGCCTTGCCAGATCTGCAGGCGGTTCTTGCCTTTGCCGTTTTCCAGCATCGCCTGCACATTGTTGACGCGATCACGAATCGGCGGATTGGATTGCGGCGATTGATTGCTGATGCCATAGGACTCCAGGATCTGAATGTCGGTCCGCGTTGCGTTGGTGCTGCGATTGCCGCCGCTGGCATCTGGGTAGCCATACACCTTGTGTTGCGGGTAACGCCGCCGCAACTCCTGCGCCAATGCGTCGGTGTCGTGCATCCCGGTGATCTCATCCACCACAACAGCGCGATCACCAATGCGCACGCCTATCACGGCGTTGGTGTTGCCGATGTTGAAGTCAATCCCAACGCGCAGCGCTTCGCCGCTGATGTCCAGCTGTTTGGTATAGATGTGCTTACTCCGGTCGAAGCGGTCATACACGCAGCCGGTAGTGAGATTGATGAACTCACCCAGCAGGTAGCTCTTGAGCAGCTTTGGATCGTAGTTCGCCTCTAGCCGTTCGATGAAATCAGGCGGCAGGTGTGGGTTATCTGCCGTGCGCATCTTGATCAGCCTGCGATCGGTGCGCGACTTGGCGTCATCACTCGCGAAGGTGTTCCACAACCATCGGAATCCCTCAGGCGTTGATGCAGCACCGAACTGCCGCACATTGCCCGACCGCAAGCGGCCAAGGATCTTGGGGAATGCCTTGTCTGCAATGCTCGGTGCCACCGTGTCAATCTCATCAGCCAGCACCCACGCGAGGTTCAAGCCGATGATCCGCGACCAGTTCTCAAAGCTGCGGCACAGGATCTTGGTGTCACCGCCGGGCAGGTGGAGCATGTACTCCGGTAGTGGTGACGCGCGGAAGGTGTACGGCACGTCGTACGACTCCAGGAACTGCTCAAAGTCGTTTTGCCAGATGTCACGGATCAGCGGGCCGGTTGGTTCCATCACGCAACCGATGAAGCCTTGATTAGCGGCAGCCAGTGTCACCGCCTTGGCGCATAGCGCTCGCGTCTTGCCGGCGCCATAGCCAGCACTCACGCCGATGATCTGCGTCTCGTGGTCAGCAACAAACGCCAGCTGCCCTGGATGCAGGTCACCGTGGATGCGATCGAGCAGGGCGTTCACATCAATCAACTCACCGCCGTGGTTGAGCTGCATCAGTACATGCCCTCCGCGCGCTGCAGCGAGGATGCTCATGAGCAGAGTTGCGCGAGCCTAGCGGCGGTGTTGATTGCGCCTAGAGCGATGTGATACTGCCCAGCTCGCCTAGCTTCCATCTGCAGCGTCGCGCATTGCGACAGTAGATCAGCCACCATCTGCGGCCGTTCGATGTCCCAATCGGCTTTGAGTTGATCCCGAGCAATCTTCAGATACTGGTCGCAGGAGCGTGGGCCAACCCCCCAGTTTTCTGCGGCAAATCGAATGCAGTCCGACCTACGGCCACCGTTTGCAATGATGCGAGCAAAGCGGTTAGCGCGGTCGATTGTCTCTTGTTTGGTGCCGCGCCGGTCGGCCATTAGATCGCCTCCGGTTGTGAATTGGAGCGTCCGGGTCGGTGCTGCCCCGCCGCCTCACCGATGGTCTCGGGAGTCGCCTGCTTCGGACGCGTACGCTCTCCACGATACATGGTCGCACCCATCTCGGCAATCCTGCTGAATGGCAGAATCGGCACCGTCAGCCGTTCGCGTGCGGCTGGATTCAGGAAGTAGATGTAGCGGAGCTGGAAGCCGGGGATGGGGACCGCGTTCACGCGCCTAAGGAAGCGACTCGGCCCTTCGCCTTCCCTGTACCCATGTCTCCGTTTCGCAGCGCCGCCTCCTTTGTGACCATCGGCAAAGGTCAGCTGCGCGCAAACTTCGCCGTTGGGCATACGGTAAAGCGTCGTGTTTTTTTCGACCTTAGTTAGCACAAATCCGCTTGCCCGGTAAATAGCCCCATCTCCGCATTGTGTTGCATCTGCGTAACTCAAAATCCACTCGATCTCGGGGTAGTGTTTTCGTATGATGCGGAGTGCTACGCCAATAGCTCTGCTTTCAGAGTTTCGGGGCAAAAGCTGGCTAAATGCCATGCGGTTAAGTTCTAGAAACCCGTTCCACTTCGTACCGGAGACCAGGCTAATCGTTCGCCTTTTATCGGTTGATGGGCCAAACTGCATAGCGCCCTGAAGGCGTTTATCTAGAAATACGCCAAAGTGCAATTGACTGTTGTTCACCACTTTGCCGCTGTAGTGGTTGCGCGAGATAAAGCGGCGAGCATCAGCCGCCCTGATCGGCGCCACTCGCAGATCCTTAGCTGAGGCCATGATCACCGCCCCAGCTCAGAAACAGCTCAGCAACCCTAGCCAATGCGTTGCCGTTGCTGTTTTCGTTTCCCGTGTCAGCGAATGGTCCAATATCTTTAGCTTTTTCGATTGCTTCTTTAATGATCTCAGCCTGATCATCGTGCAGGGTAAAGGTCATCTGCTGGATCGGTTCGCGGTCGCCTGATGGCAGGTCAGGCATTTCAATCTCAGTGACAGCATCGCCAATAATTGAGGCAAGATCCTCCGACTCAAACCACGGCGCTACGTCGTGCTCTTTGCTGAGCTGCTGCAGCATGTCCTTATCCCAGTCGGACAGATCGCTGGTGCGGTTATCAGCCAGCGCAAGTCCTACCTTTTCGTCTTCGCTTAGCCCGGTGCGTTTGACGGCGATGATTTCACTGCCGTCTGTTTCGATGACGCGGACGTTCTTGATGCCTGCTGCCTTGGCGCCTTCGATGGTGCCGTTGCCCGCAAGGATGCGGTTCTCTTCATCAATGACAATAGAACGTGCAGCGCCGTAACGCTGCAGTGATTCGGCGATCAACTTAGACGAGCGATCTGTACGCTTACGGGCGTTTTTGTGATCAAACTTAAGATCGCCTAATGATGTCACGATCTAATCTGCACAGGCATTACAAGGTAGATGTTAGCAGAATCACTATCAGATAGCACGACTGGGGTAGTTGAGCTGTTGGCGCGGATGGTGATGGTGTCGGACGTGAAGCCTTTTACGCCGTCGATCAGGTAGTGCACATTGAAGGCCAGATCAGGCAGCTTGCCATCTAGGGCGATGGTTTCAGCGCCACTGTTGGATTCAGCTTCGGCGGTGAGTTTGCCGCTGCTGAGCTTGGCGATGCTGTTGTGGCTGTCAGCGATCACAGCAATCCGCTCCAGTGCACGGAGCAGTGCCACGCGGCTGCAGGTTGCCTCATGGCTGCTTTTGGCTGGCACCAAGGCTTGCACGTCCGGGTAGCGGCCATCGAGCACGCGGCTGGTGATGGTGGTGGTGCCGGCGCTGAAGCTGACGTGATGGCCGTCGGTGGTGATAGCGCACGGTTCACGCAGCAATGCCATCGTCCGGCCGGGTATGACCACATCCAGCTCCAGCTCGGCCGGCACGGTGCGCACGGCAAGGCGATGGCCATCTGTGGCCTGCAGCGCCATGGAGCCGCCTGTAGCGGCCACATGGACGCCCGTGAGCAGCTGCTTGGCTGCGTCATGGCTCACGGCAGGCAGCACAGCGCTCAGGGCGTCCTGCAGGGCCACAGGAGCGCCTGCAGCGGCATTCACAGCCGGAAGGCCGGGAAAGTCATCCGCAGCGGCTACGGAGAGGCTGTAGGAGCCACCAGCGGCAGTGAGCTGTAGGCGGTCGCCATCGAGTGCCAGCGATACGGCATCGGACAAGCGGCCGGTGATCTCCGACAGCAGGCGATGCGGTACGACCACGGAGCCGGGTTTTTCCACTGCGGCGGTGATGGTGGTTGTGATGCCGAGGTCAAGGTCGTAAGCGGTGAGCGCCAACTTGCCGTCATCGGTGGCGGTGAGCAATACACCTGCAAGGATCGGATGCGTCTTGCCGCTGGATACAGCACGCGCCACGGTGCGCAGTGCTGCGTTGAGATCA